GTTCATCCACATCAGCATTGCCTCATTCGCGCCGTCAGTATCGCCAGCGTTTAGGCGCTTGAGCACGGTCGACCTCTTGAAGTTTCTCGCGCCGATATTATGGATGAAGGAGACAAGAGCATCTTCTTGATGCTGCTTGAGCGGGACCTTGATCACGCCCTCGAGTTCCTTGCGGAAGGTTTCGCAATCGCGATGGAAGATCTCCCAGGCCTCGGCCTCGCTGATCTTCATGCCCTTGACCACCTTGGGCGGCCCAGCAGCCGAAGTGTGGCCTAACCCGATCGTCCACACCGGCGGCCTGGCGACTTTGTCGAGATAAGCCTCCAGCTCGAGCCCCTCCCGCTCGCCGAGCACCTTCTTGCCGCCTTCCGACAGTTGCATCGCGCGCGACCCGATTGCCAATACGGGGACTGTAGGCTTAATGTGCGGCTCGGGAAAGGCTCGGCCCGATGGCCCTTGAACGCATTTTTGCCACGTTCAAAGAAGGCGGCGTCTACGACGCCTACGATCCGGCCGACCCGGAAACCTACGAACAATTCATTCAGGCGATGATCCGCGACAGCCGGGACTACGAGGGATCGATCCTCGCCCCGGCCCGCGACGAAGCCCAGAAGTATTACTACGGCTATCTTCCGCCCTTAAACCCGGACCAGAGCCCCTACACCGACACCCAGATCATCCAGGACCCCCAGCAAACCTGGGAGCAGATCCTCGGCTACGATCAGGAGAGCGCCAACAAGTCGAGCTTCGTCTCGACCGACGTGCGCGACGCCGTCATGCTCAGCCTGCCGAGCCTGATCCGGCTGTTCGCCGCCTCCGAGCATGTCGTCTCGCTGGTGCCGCGCACCCAGGCCGACGTCGACGTCGCCGACCAGCAGACGGAATACACGAACTACGTCTTCTGGCAGGACAACCCCGGTTTCTTGATCCTGTACGGCGCCTTCAAGGACGCGCTCACGGTCAAGACCGGGTTCGTCAAATGGTGGACCGACGACCACCGCGAGACGAAGCGCAAGACCTTCATCAACCTGACCCAGCAGCAGATCGGGATGCTGCAGCAGCAGGACCAGACGGCGCGCATCGTCCACCTGGGGAAGCTCGACCAGCTGACCCAAACCTACGACGAGGTCACCTTCAGCTATCTCGTCGACAAGCCGCTGATGAAGGTCGCCGGCGTGCCGCCTGAGGAGATGCGGCTCGACCGCTACGCCCGCTCTTTCGCCACCTCCCGCATCGTCGGCCACGAGCGCGTCGTCCCGGTCGAAGAGCTGGTCGCGATGGGCTACGACCGCGAGTTTTGCCTCAACTACTTGCAGAGCCAGGACATCCAGCAGTTCACGATGGAGAGCCAGCTCCGCAACGCCGGGCGCTACACCTCGACCCGGGTCGGCGACGGCGTCCTCTATGGCGAATGGTACATCAAGGTCGACAAGGACAACGACGGCTGGCCTGAGCTTCGCTACATCATCACCATGGGCGAGGTCCACGACATCGTCCAGGACGTCGAGGCCAATCGCGTCCGCTTCGCCGTGTTCGGCTGCGACCCGATCAGCCACACGATCGTCGGCGACAGCCTGGCTGACTACACGAAGGACATCCAGCGCATCAAGACCAACATGATGCGCGGCGTGCTCGACAGCCTGGCCGAGAGCATCAACCCGAAGACCGCGATCAACGAACTCAACACCAACATCGACGACGCCCTCAACGACGAGGTCGGCGCGGTCATTCGCACCCGCGGCGATCCGCGCGAGGCGCTCGCCTGGCTCACCGTGCCGTTCGCCGGGCAGCAGGCGATGCCGGTCGTCGAAATGCTCAACGAGGTCCTGCAGCGGCGCACCGGCTTGAGCGACGCCGCCAAGGGGCTCGACCCAAAGGCCCTGCAAAGCTCGACCCAGATCGGGGTCCAGGCAATCATCAACGGCCAGCAGGAGCGCATCGAGCTGATCGCCCGGGTGCTCGCCGAAACCGGGTTCAAGGATCTCTTCCTCGGCCTCTACAACGAGATCGCCGAAGCGCCGAACCAGCGCCGCACCGTGCGCCTGAACGGCAAATGGACCGCCATCGACACCACCACCTTCGACGCCTCGATGGGGGTCATCGTCAACTCGACGCTCGGCAAGGGATCCGACGCGATCCGCATGATGACGCTGCAGCAGATCAAGCAGACCCAAGAACAGATCATGCAGCAGTTCGGGCCGACCAATCCCGTGGTCGGCATCCAGCAATACCTCAACACCATCTCCGACCAGCTCGAGCTGGCGAACATCAAGAACGTCGGTCGCTACTTCATGACCCCGCCGCCGCAAGTGCTGCAGGCGATCGCCCAGACGCCGAAGGAGCCGGACGCCGCCACGCTCGCCGCCAAGGCCCAGCTCGAGAAGGTCAAGAGCGAGACCGCGCGCGCCAACGCCGAGCAGGAGCTGCAGGCCAACAAGCAGATGGAGGACAACCTCTTCCGTCACGAGCAGCTGCGGCAGAAGGCCGCCTACGACCGCGCCAAGCTCGACCTCGACCGGCTGAAGGTGATGGCCCAGACCGGCAAGGACGACCGCGGCCAGGTCGACCCGATCGAGGCCGCCAAGGTCGGGGTCGACTTGCACAAGGCCCACCTCGACGCCGCGATGCGCGACCGCGAACTGAATGTCGGCGCCGCGGTCGACATGGCCAAGGTCGACCAGCAACGCGAGGCGGCTCAGCTCCAGGCGGAGACGGCGCGCCAGCAGCCGAACGGATCCAGCGATGAATGACCTGAGCGAGAAGCGCGCTCTCTACGAGCAGGCGAGAGAGATCCTCGAGGAGCCGGCGTTCAAAAAGGCGGTCACTGATCTGCATGACGCTTGGGTGAGGGATCTATTGACCATCGAGCCGATGTCGCTCGACCGCCAATTCGAGATCATCGCCAAGCTCAAGGCGCTCGAGGCCATCCCGATCGAACTCCAACGGCTGATGAAAGACTACAGGATGGCGGTCGAGGCGCAGCGTGGAGGCCGCCGTGCCTGAAGGCCTCGACCAGGCGGCCAACGCCTTTCAGACCGAAATCGCCCCCGGCTCAAACCGGCCACGCGATGACAGCGGCCGGTTTGCTTCAGTCTCGAGGCCCGAGCCGATGTTCGAGCCGCGCCCGATGGAGGGCGATCCCGCAACCGGCGACACGCGCGACGCAGGAGACGATCCGCGCCTCGCCGAAATGGAGAGGAGAATTGCAGATGGCCGGTCTGAGCAAGGGGACGAGGCGCGACTTCAGCGACTATCGGACGACGCCGCGCGCGCCAGGGCGACCCGAGGCGATGGGCGACGGAGCGAGGCCAAAACACCTGAGCAAGCCGGGCGCGACGACCAGTCCGAGCAACAAGATCAGGACAATGACCGGCGAGCACAAGGCGAGGATGCCGAAGGGCGGGACGCCGAAGGGCTGTCCGAGCGCGACGCCGAAAGCGAAACAGGGTTCCGGGTTACGACCAAAGATGGGACGCCGGTAGAGAAATTCGAAGTCACCGTCGACGGCCAGGCGCACGAGGTCAGCCTCGACGAGGCGCTCAAGGGCTACATCCGCGAGCAGACCTTCCATCAGCGCATGAACAAGGTCGCCGAGGCCCGCCAGGGCCTCGAGACCGAGGCGCAACAGGTCCTGCAGACGCGCGAGATGACCCTTCAGCGCCTGCAGCAAGCCGATCGGTTTCTCGCCGAACTCACGCCCGCCGAACCCGATTGGGACAAGGAGTTCGCCGCCAACCCGCAAAGCGCGCATGAGCGCTGGAAAGCCTATGCGCAGATCTACGGGAAGCGCCAGGCGATCGCCAACGACGTCGCGCGGATCCAACAAGAGCAGGCGGTCGATGTCGATCGCCGCACGCGCGACTACGCGCTCAGAGGTTTTTCCCAGTTCGTCCAGGACGCCAATATCCCGGATGAAAAAACCCTCCAGTCCACGCTCGCCGATATGCGCTCATACGGCAAGAGCCGCGGCTTCAACGAGGGTGAACTCGCTACCGTGTTCGATCCGCGCATGCTCGCGGTCCTACGCGATGCGACCCTGTATCGCCAGAGCGTGAGCAACCGGCCCAAGCCGGTGACGCCTGGCGGAGGCAAGACGCTGCGACCCGGAGCCGCTACGCCCATCGGGAATGCGGGAAGACGAAGCATCGACGACGCCCAAAGCAGATTGGCGAAAACCGGACGGCTCGAAGACGCAGCCGCCCTGATGCAACGGCTAATCCGATGAGGCAATTCCGATGGCGATCGTCACCAGCGCATTCACCACCTACCAGGCCACCGCCAACCGCGAAGACCTGAGCAACGCGATCTATAACATCGATCCGTTCGACACCCCGATCATGTCGGCGGTTCGCCGCCGGCCGGTCAAAAACCGATACTTCGACTGGCAGACCGAGTTCTTGCCGACCGTCAATCTCGCCAACGCCCAGCTCGAAGGCTTCCAGCTTGTCAACAATCCGGCGCAGCCGACCATCCGGGTGCAGAACTGCACCCAGATCTCGGAGCGCGACGCGACCGTGTCGGGCACCCAGGAGGAGAGCGACGCCGCCGGCAAGGGCAGCGAAATGGCGCACCAGATGGCGCTCGCCGCCAAGGTGCTCAAGAGCGACATGGAAAGCATCATGTGCGGTCGCCAGCCGCGCTCGGCCGACACGTCGGCGAACTACACGACCACCGCCCGCACCACCGAGGCGATCTCGCATTGGATCGCCAAGGCGCCCGACAAGCTCTCTAACCCGAACGCCGCGGTGCAGGGCTATCTGACCGGACTGCCGACGCTGCAGACGGACGCCTTCGCCGCGGTCGCCTCCGGCAACCAGATCCAGATCTCGGAAGCGATGCTCGGCAACGGCATGCAGCAGAGCTATACGCTCGGCGGCAGTCCATCGTTGTGGGTCGACCCGCCAGGCCCGAAGCGGACGATCTCGACCTTCGTCGGCCGGTCCACCACCCAGGTCCTGGTCGGCAAGACCGAGGTGGTGAGCACGATCGACGTCATCGCCACCGACTTCGGGCGGATCAAGGTCGTGCCGTCGCGCTGGGTCCCGACCGACGTCGGGCTCCTGATCGACCCCGACTACATCGCCGTCGCCTTCTTCAGAGCGTTCCGTCAGTACCTGATGGCTCGCGTCGGCGACGCCGAGACCAGGCTGATCGTGGTCGAGTGGGGCGTCGAGATGCGCAACCCGCTCGCCCACATTCTGTTCAACGGGATCAAAGCCTGACCGCAATTTCGCGGCCAGGTCTTTGAGAAGAGGGAGAAGTGCGATGCAGCCATTTTTAGCTTTGATTACGCCGCTCGGCGATGGGGGCGCCCCCGCCCATCCGATCGCGCCAGGGGGCCCGCCTCCGGGCATCTGGGGCGGCGCGCCTCCATACCCGGACATTGGCGGGCCGCCGCCGCAGCCAGGCGTCTGGCCTCCCCCGGGCTATCCCGCGCACCCGATTGCGCCGGGCGGTCCTCCTCCAGGCGTGTGGCCCTCGCCTGGCCATCCAGCTCATCCGATTGCGCCCGGCGGTCAGCCCCCAGGCGTCTGGCCTTCGCCAGGGCATCCGGCTCATCCGATCGCGCCAGGCGGTCCTCCTCCGGTCGTTTGGCCGCCGGAAGGTCATCCTGATCATCCGATCGTGTATCCGCCGTTCCCACCGCTCGAGATCTGGGGCGGCGCGCCGGTTCCGCACCCTGATCAAGGGCTACCGGAAGGCGAGAAACCGCCGGTGATCGAATGGAGGACCGCGTGGAGCCCGGCGACCGGCTGGGTGGTGGTCGGCGTTCCGACCGTGCCCGTCCCGACGCCGGCGTGAGGGCGGAGACATGAGCGAACGCCGTCGCATCTATCGCGATCGCGACGGCGTCCGCAGGACGATGATCTGGGACGACGAAGATCCCGACAACTTCGTCGTCAAGACCGAGCAGGACGTCGAGCCGATCATCGAGGGGATCAAACGTGATCGCGAGATCATGTTGAACGACGGCGACATGAAGCATCTCGGGCGCGTCCCTGTCGCGGTCGCAGAGCGCGCCATGCTCCAGCGCTGGGACGAGAGCGACTGGGCGAAGTGGTGGAACGGCCAGGGTCCTGACGACCTCCCGAATGGCCGCGCGTTCAGGATCTGGAAGCCGGGAGGATGGGTATGAGCATCGGCGGCAACGGCAAGGGCGGCATCACCGGCGTCGTCTCGGGCTTTGTCGACGCGCTCAAGAACCAGCCCGGCATGCTGCTCGTCATCGCGCTCAACGTGGTCATGATCTGGTTCATGTACACGCTCGTTGATGACTTCGGCGAACGGTCGAGGCTCATCCTCGAGCGATGCTTGCCCGGGGTTCATCCATGACCGACTTCGCGGACTTCAAGGCGCAGATCGCCGAGTGGGCCAATCGCGAGGATTGGTCGGATGGGCTGGTGACTAGCTTCGTCCGCATGGCCGAGCAGAAATTCAACGCCGAGCTGCGCATCAATCGGATGATCGAGTGGCAGTCGAACATGGTGACCGACCGGTGCTCGAACCTGCCCGACGACTGGCTCGAGATGAAGCTCGTCAAGATCGCCAACGCGAACGGGGCCGACGGCTTTCTGCCGATCCGCTACAAGGCGCGCGACGAGTTCTTCAATCTCACCGATAAGTGGTCTTTCGGCTTTTACACGATCGAGGGCCGCACGCTCTATTTCGGCGGCACGCCCGACGCGATCAACGGCATCCAATATAAGATCGCCTACTACGGCGAGGTCCCGGTCTTCGCCGACAATCAGCCTAGCTGGATCTACACCAAATATCCGACCATGTATCTGTTCGCGGCGCTCATGCACGCCGATCTGCACGCGGTCGGCGAAGAGAGCAAAGCCGGCGACCTGAAGCGGCTGACCGAAGACACGATCCAGAAATTGAACGCCGACGACGAGAGGGCGAAGGCCTCCGGGTCGCGCCTCACGCGCAGTCGGGTCAGGAGCTTCGGGTGAGCGGGCTCGTCTTCAACCAATGGATGCCGATCGCCGCCTGCGGCGCCACGCCGATGTCGGGGCCGGCGGGGCCGCTCGGCTTCCAGATGGAGCTGTTGCCGATCACGACGGTGAACACGCTGCCGGCGTTCTCGCAGATCCCGAGCGGCGACATGATCATCCTGATCGTCAATGGCGTCACCTTCGCGCCGCCGGACGGATCGTTTTCGGTCCTCGGCAATCAAGCGACGTGGAACACGAGGATTTACGCCCTCAACCCTGGCGCGACGGTCGTCGCCATTTACACCTATCTGACGGGGTGACCGCATGCCAGTCACAACCACCCACTATGGCTGGACCAAGCCCAATGTCGGCGGCGACACCGACGACTGGGGCACCGAGGGCAACAACAATCTCGATGGCATCGACAGCGAGGTTTACACCCAGCAAACCCGGATCGACGGGGTCGTCGGCGTCACGCCGGCGAACGCGCCCAACACGCTCTATGTCCAGCGCAGCGCATCGGCGCCGGCGGCGGTGCTCGCGCTCGCCGCCGACGGCGCAACGCCGCGGTTCCAAATCGCCGTTGCTGACGTTGAGGCGGAAGGCGGCTCGAACACTGGCTCCAACTTTCAGATCAGCCGCTACACCGACGGCGGGGTCCTCATCGACACGCCGGTGTCGATCAATCGGGCGACCGGAGGACTGATTGTCAAGGGCCAGAATGGAACACTGATCCCCGCGGCGGGCACGGTCGGCGAGTTCATCACCACCAACCTCTCGGCGGAGGTCAGCGTCCCGAGCACGTTCGCCAATACAAATCTCGGGTCGATCGCGCTCACGCCCGGGGTTTGGGACATATGGGCGACGGTGTACGTGAACGGCTATGGGAGCGGGGTCGCTGTGGACGCCATGTTCGGCTGGATCGCCCCTACGGCGGGCGGCGGATCGTTCGGCGGCGGTAGCCTGTTCGCCGACATGTATCTGTCGGTCAACGCCGCTATAGGCGGTGGCGAGACAGTCGCTGCTCCGGTTGGCAGGACCGTGGTCAGGCTCACCGCCGCGACCACCATTTATCTCGTCGGCACCGCCTCGTTTAGCGGCGGCACGGCGACGATGCAGGGCATCCTCTCAGCGCGGCGGGTCGGATGAGCAGCCAGTGGGCCCCGCTCGAGATCCCGCCTGGCGTCGTCAGCATGGGCACGAAGCGGATGCGCTCGACCAATTGGTCAGAGGTCAATGCGATCCGCTGGATCGAAGGCAAGCTTGCGCCGATCGGCGGCCAGGAGATCATCACCTATCCGACGACCTTCGCATCGCGCTGCCGGGCGATCCATTCGTGGTTTGACCTCAGCGGCACGCAACACATCGCCTATGTCTGCGAGACGAACGTCTATGTCGACACCGGCGGGACCCTGACTGAGATCACGCCGTCGGGCGGGCTCGAGCCTCCAGGCACGGCGTCGGCCGGCTACGGCATGGGCCAGTACGGCAAGGGTCCCTACGGCGTCCCGCCGCGGCCGGGCGCGACGACCGCCGGCGTCCTCAACGTCATTCCCGACGTGTGGTCGGTCGACAACTGGGGCGCGCTGCTCATTGTCATGACGTCGGCCGACGCCCGGCTCTTGCAGTGGGACCCCGCGGCCGGCGGCCTCTTGACCGCGGTCCCGAATGCGCCAGAGGGGCGCTGCTTCGCGGTCACCGCCGACCGCTTCGTCCAGGTGTTCGGCGCGATCACCGCGGACGGGTTCGGCGGCCCGCGGCGCTGGTGCTGGTGCGATCAGGGCGACATCACTAATTGGGACTTCACCAGCGTCACCAACCAGGCCGGCTTCTACGACATTGAGCCGGCGAGCCCGATCCTCGCCGCGATCAGCGGCCGCAACGGCTGGTCGATGTTCTTCACCGAGAAGAAAGCCTACCTCTCGCTCTACCTCGGCCTGCCGTTCGTCTATTCGCAGCAGGAGCTGGCCGACGACTGCGCGCCCTATTCGCCCGCCTCGATCTGCACCACGAGCGGCAACATCTTCTGGATGTCGCGCCAGGGACTGTTCTCATTCGACGGGACGTCGATCACCGCGACGCCGTGCCCGATCCACACTTGGATCTCCAACAACGTCGATGACTTCAACGCGCGGTGGCAAGCGTTCGCCACCCACATCGGCATGCATAACGAGCTGTGGTGGTTCTTCCCGCAGTCGGGCCAGCCCTACAACAGCCTGGCGGCCATCTTCAATTATAAGGAAAGCTGGTGGTCGATGGCGCGGATGCCCCGGTCCGCCGGCATGAACTCGACCTACGCCGCGCTGCCGATCTTCGCCGACGGGGTCAACCTCTATCGCCACGAGAGCGGGTCCTATTTCAACGATTGCGATCTGCCCTGGGCCGATACCTTCAACCTCAACCTATCGTCGAACGGCCGCTTGATCACGCTCAAGCAGATGCTGGTCAACATCGAAGGCGCGACGCCTGGCGATCCGAGCATGGAGCAAGGCCTGAATTACGCGCTCTACTACAAGAACTCGCGCCTGGGTTCAGCGCCTGAAAACGTCACGCCGCTGATCCAGGTGAGACCGGACGGCTATGTCGACTTTCGCACCACCGGCCGCGACATCCGGCTCAGGTTCCAGGTGACGCAGCAGCCGGTGAGCTATTTCACCCTCGGCGCGCACCAGGTCGACGCCGTCCCCAGGGGAGATCGCTGATGGCGTCGCTTACTCAGCAGCAGCCTGGCGTCACGCCCGCGCCGACCGTCCCGGAGATGACGAATGCGCCCAACGGGCTCGCCGGTTACTTGTCGCGCTTCGCGCTCTGGGCGACCGCCAATTTCAACAACAGCATGATGAAACGCACCGCGACCAGCGAGATCTATCTGCAGAGCCCCGGCGGCTATGTGTATCTGCTCGCGATCACCGACGCCGGCTCGCTCACCGCGACCCCCATCATCCTGGGGGGGACCGCGGGCCCCGCCGGCCCTCCCTTGACGTTCACGCCGACATGACCGAGCCCCTCTACATGAAGCGGCTCTCGCGCGTGCTCGACGCGATGGGCGGCTTGTACACGCTGGGCGACATCCTCGCCGCGATCGACGACCGGCGGATGCAGACCTTCGTCGTCAACAACACCTGGGCGGTCACCCAGATCAATCAGTACCCGCGCGCCCGCACGCTGCAGGTGGTCGCGCTCGTCGGCGACATCGAGGACCGCGACGCCATCCAGGCGAAGCTCATCGACTACGCGAGTGAAGTGAACGCCGGACTGCTCTCGGCGTACGGCCGGCTCGGCTGGATCCCGCATGCGCGCGAGCTGGGCTGGCGCCTCAAGGCGAAATCCTACCTCTTCCATCGGGAGATGTGACATGGGCGGCGGCACTGACGTCACCACCACCAACCAGGGCCAATCGACGACGCAATTGCCGCCGTGGATCAACACCGCGGCGCAGCAGAACTACGCCTACGCCCAGAACGTCGCCGGCCAGCCGCTGCAGCAATATCAGGGGCAGATGGTCGCCGGGGTCGCGCCGCAGCAGCAGCAGGCCTGGAACCTGGCGGCGAGCGGCGGCAACGCCGGCCAGGATCAGTATAACGCCTCTCAGGGTGCCTACCTCGGCGTGCTCGGCAACCAGATCAACCCGCAGACGCTCGCGGGCACGAACCTCTCGCCGTACATGAACCCGTACACGCAGGACGTGATCAATAAGACGCTGCCGATCATGCAACAGCAGCTCGGGCGGGAACAGTCGGGCATCAGCGCCTTGGCGACCCAACAGAACGCCTTCGGCGGGTCGCGCATGGGGGTCGAGCAAGGCGTGGCGCAGGCGCAGGGCGCGCTCAACATGGCGCAGATGGCCGCGCAGCTGAACCAGGCGAACTATGGCCAGGCGGTCGGCCAGGCGACGACCGACATCGGCAACAACCTCGCAGCTCAGAACGCGAACCAGGGCTATAACCTCCAGGCCGCCGGCGGCCTCGCCAACCTCGGCCAGCAGGCGCAGCTCAGCCAGGCGCGCAATTTCGAGGAACTCATGACCGCCGGCGCGGGCGAGCAGCAGCAGCAGCAGAACGTCATCAACGCCAACATGCAGCAGTTTCAGCAGGCGCAGCAGTATCCCTATCAGCAGCTCGGCGTCCTGCAGAGCGCGCTCGGCATGACGCCCTATGGCCAGGCGACGTCGGGGACCTCGACGGGCACGCAACAGACCGCGGCCAATCCCGAGGAGAGCATCCTCGGCGGCATGATGGGTCTTGGGAGCCTGTTCGCCGGCGGCGCCGGCGGCTTTGGCGGGAGCGCGCTCGGCGGCATGGCGACCGCCTTTGGGGGCCAGTCTGATCGCCGCTTCAAGACCGACATCAAGCGGGTCGGACATCACCCGGCCGGCGTGCCGCTCTACAGCTACCGCTACAAGGACGACCCGAAGACCTACCCCAAGGTGGTCGGCCCGATGGCCGAGGACGTGCAGAAGATCGCGCCCCACCTCACCCGGCCGATCCCGGGCGCCGGCGGCAAGATGGCGGTCGACATGCCTGGCCTCGAGGCGCTCGCGCGAGGCCGGGCGCTCGCCGGCGCGCTCTCCGCGCCTGGCGTCGCCGGCAGTCTCGGCGCGCTCGGTTCGTCGATGAGAGGCCCGATGATGAGGCATCAAGCGCACGGGCGCAGGCCGCCGCCGATCCGAGGAGCGCTCGGTGGCTGACGACGGCAATCCGCTCTCCCTCTCGAACGCTGATCGCGATTGGATCATCCGCACCGTCGCCGGCGAGGACGCGAGCCAGCCAGCCGCGATCGCCAGCGTCATCAAGAACCGCATGCAGGACGGGCGGTGGGGCTCGAGCGCGAAGGCGGTCGTGCTCAACCCGGATCAGTTCTCGATGTGGAACGGGCTCACCGGCGCGGCGGGCGGCAAGGGCGCGAACGACATCGGCAGCAAACTCGACCCGACCTCCGACCAGTACAAGAAGATCGGGTCCACCGTCGACGACGTCTTCTCGGGCAAGGCGAAGGACCCGACCAACGGAGC